TTCATTATAACTCTGCAAATACTATCTTTTCAGTACTTCCTCTTAGTCCAGCCTTCATATAAGCCGTAGCTCTACCCTCAAAAAAGTTCTGATGTTCTGTTCCTAAAACCTCATCAATCCAGGGTAACGGATTATCTTTCACTTTGTAATTTGGCTTTAGCCCTAATTGTAATAACCTTCTGTCAGCAATATAACGTATGTATTGACTCATTTCTTTCTTTGTTAAACCTTCCATGTTCCCTGTCTCAAATACAAGATCAAGAAACTTATCTTCTAAATCAACCATCGCTCTACAAATATCATAAAGTTCTTTCTTAAAATCATCTTTCCATATCTCAATGTTCTCTTGAATAAATTCCCTGAAGAGCTTAGTCATTGCTTCAACATGCAAAGACTCATCTCTAATACTATATGTAACTATCTGCCCCATACCCTTCATCTTTCCAAATCTAGAGAAGTTTAAAAGAATAATAAAACTACTAAACAATTGCAACCCTTCTGTAAAGGCTGAATAAACTGCCAAAGCTTTTGCAATAGATTCCAAATTACTTGCAGCAACTTTAAAAGTTTGTATGTATTCATGTTTCTTTGCCATCTCTTCATATTCTGAAAATGCTTTGTATTCTATTTCAGGCATACCTACTGTATCCAGTAACAAACTATAAGCATGTTGATGGATACTTTCCATATTAGCAAAGGAACCCATCATCATACGTGCTTCAGGCTTCTTAAAGATACGCATATACTTATCTATGTAACCTGAACTGACATCTACATCTGACTGAGTAAACAATCTAAAGATCTGTGTCAGAAGATTACGTTCACTATCTGTTAAGACATCTGCCCAATCCTTTACATCATTATGTAACGGAACCTCTTCAGGAAACCAATGCATCTGATTTTGCTGGACGTAATAATCGAACATCCAAGGATAATCAAATGGCTTGTAATAATCTCTAGTACCCAATAAACTCATAAAAAATAAACTCCTTACTGTCCCATGTATCTACCATAGGGTATCGTATTGCCTACTCTAACTATGTTCAATTTTGGGCATCATGGGCCTGAATATAGACCACTTGTGCCCTACTATCAAGGTCATCAAAGGTCAAACGATACCATTTGACTAATTTTGCTGGTAATGCTGAAGCTATTGGTCTATAAGAATATAAAGGGCATTCAGTAGCTTGACATACAGAAACTTGCTGTGTCCAAGTACCCTTTTCTTTTGGGTCATAAGTACACCATTTACACATAGCACTAATGGCTTTTGCCCTAGTCATCTTCACCATTTTCTTCCTTATAACCTATAAAATAAATTAAAGAATCTAACTTCTCTTCAGCTTGAGAGAGTCTTCCTAATACCATATCCATTGAATCAATAATATTAGGATGGTCTCCTACACCCACAGAATTATCAAAGTACTCCATAAGTTCTGCCTTGGCAATAGCGATCTCAGCTTCATACTTTGCTTTTAGAGCTTCATATTTCATAGCGCACACCTCATAGTTTTAAATAAATTCCTACAAGTACCACAAATACTGCGGCTAGTTCCACCCCAAGTACAGTATGATACCATATCCAACGAACTTTGTACATCCTTAATTCGAGTTGTCTATCCTCCTGTTGAAGTTCATAGTCATCTACAACCCTCTTCAATCTTTTAAACTTATCCTTCACAGCTAAGACATTCCACATCTTCAAGATTAATCCTTGGTATTTTAACATTGACATTCTCTGCTCCTCTCGCTGCATCTGAACGTAAATAGTACATAGACTTTAAATGATATGCTCCTGCCCAATGTACATCATTAACGTACTGTAAATATTCATCATGTATCTTCTGATCTTCTGTAGCCTTTGGTGGTATAAAGAATAAATTAATACTTTGACTCTGACAAATATACTGCTGTCTTTGTTGAGCATGTTCTATTATCCATATCTGATTAAGTTCTGGTGCTGTTTTAAATAACTCCTTCTCTTCATCAGATAATTCTTTGAGGTGTTGTACAGAACCTTTATGTGCTGCTATATCTCTCCATACCTTCTCATTATTCATGCCTTTAGATCGTAGTATCTTCTCTAGATACTTATTCTTTATCTCAAAGCTACCACTTAACGTCTTGTGCGTATAAACGTTAGCCCTCGTTGGCTCAACAGAAGGACTTGTTCCACCACATATAATGGAACTAGAAGCATTAGGAGCAACAGCCAGTAGATGAGCATTACGACAGCCACTACCAGCCATATCAGGAGCTTCACCACGACTTGACCCCAACTTCCTAGTTGCTTCTTTGGCTTGCTCTGAGATGGCTGAGAAAGCCTTGTGATTGAAGCTCGCGGCGAATACTGACTCGAAAGGAATTCTATTACGTTGTAAGTAACTATGAAACCCCATCGCTCCAAGACCAACTGAGCGTTCTCTATATGCTGAATAAGCGGCCTTGACAAGACCCTCTTTACCTTCTCTAACATAATTTTTAAACCTCTTAAAGTTTGCATTGTATGTACCTATTGATTCTACATCAACTACATTATTAATAAATCCTTCCAAGACATTATCTAACATAGTAATTATGTCATAAACAAATAACTCATCTTTACGCCACTCATCAAAGAGTTCTAAGTTTACACTGGACAAACAGCATACTGCTGTACGCTCTTCATTTGTAGCAAGTGTAATCTCAGAGCAAAGATTACTTTGTTTAATTTCTAATCCTAATTCCTTCTGTTCTTTAGGTAAAGCTTCATTACAATTATCTATATTAATCATATAAGGTTCGCCTGTTTCAATGCGAACATTAAGTAACTGCCACCATAGATCCCTAGCTCGAATTATCTTTATAGCTTCCTTTGTCTTTGGATCTATTAATCTCCATTCATCATCACTCTTTACAGCCTCTAAAAACTTATTTGTAATATTAACTGCGTTATGAAGATTCAAGCATTTACGATTTAAATCTCCTCCTGTAGGCTTACGCATATTAATAAACTCTTCAATCTCAGGATGATTAATATCCATATAAGCTGCATAACTTCCTCTTCTAGTTACTCCCTGATTAAAAGCTAGCATCTGAGAATCTACGACATGCATGAATGGTATAGATCCAGTAGAACGACTACCGTTACTAGTAGCAATGCCATTACTGCGAACCTCGCCCCAATAGCCACCGATTCCACCCCCTGAACTCGATAACCAAACATTCTCATCATAGTGATCAGATAAACCACTTCTCGAATCAGGTACGTAATTGAGGAAGCAACTAATAGGTAAACCCCTAGTCGTTCCCCCGTTAGAAAGTATAGGAGTGCTGAACATAAACCAATTCCTACTACTATATTCATAGAGCCTCTGCGCCATAGAGTAGTCAACTGTTCCTTTATAAGTTGAACCAAAGATACTAGCTCTTGCATACGCTTCTTGTGCATAAGTTTCTTCTTCCCAAAAATAGCGATCAATTAAAGTATTAAGACTAAAGTTATCCAGAGACTTTTCTCTTCCATAATCAATTTTAATACCGAGATATTCTTGGACACCTTCTTTAGTGATCATAATCTTTTAAGTCCTCCTGATATTTTAATTCTTCTTTGCGTACCTTACGATGACGCTTGCCTTTAGAATTATTTTTAGCTTTCTTTCTTTTAGTATACTGAGTACGTCTCTCAGTCTTTCTGTCCCAAGACATTGTGATCCTCCATAAACTTCACAAGGCGCTGTTCATACCACTGTGCTTTGCTTAGATCTTCAAAGCCATTCTTGTATCGAAATCTCCAACGGTACTTCATGGAGTTACCTCGAAGATAGCCTATATATTCTTCTTTAGATAGCATAGCCTCAATAGCATCTATGCACTCAGTCTGCCCTTGATTATAATGTGCAGGGCTATGAACATTATTGTATTTTTTATTATAATCCTTTGGTTTATACACAGTTCCTTTCTCTCCTTTAAAGCGTTTACGAATCTCGCTATACAAATCAGAATCAGTCTGCCTTTGTTTATTCTCCCATTTTCTAGCTACTGCATCCCATTCATCTGGTGTTGCTTCATCTATACTATATCTAGTCATTGCCATTCCTCCGGTAAAGTTTTCTCAGTAAACCAACGTATCTCATGACTGTCAGCCCAATCTGCATGTGTTCTTTTTGAGCCGTCCTTTCGTCGACGAGCGTAAGGCATCGGAGCGAAAGGTGAGGCGAAAAGGAACACTAGCTCAGTGTCTTTAGGTAACATTTTTATAATCCAGATATATTTACTATACTCTTGATAGTCCCAAAATCTTCCTTTAGATTCAAGTAAAATTTTCTTACCATCTATAACACGTATAAAATCTGGATGATAAATATGTTCTACAACATATGCTACCGTAGTATTGTGAACTTCCCAATTCTTTAATAGTTTCTTATGAAGTTCTGCCTCCCATTTGGAATCATACCCTTTGGGTACACCTTTTTCAACAGGTCTTTTCTTTCTAGGTATACGTCTTGGCATTTTCAATCTCTTTCATTGTAACAGATTCAATAGTTCTTTTACCATGACTTTTCTTTAAAATCATCTTCAATCTTTTACGAACCCAACGATGGGTGTACGCACTCAAACGTACCTGTCCTAAAGATACTGTATACTTATCAGTCGGCAACAATTCTTTTAATTCTTCTAACGAAAGATCTCTATCTTCTGGAAGAATATTATTTATCCATCCCATTAAAAGATTAAAAACATGTACGTTCATACGTTGCTTTTTACTTTTAGTAATCATAAACCTCTTCAACTCTAGGTTCGTTTACAACTTCTGTTAAATACACAAGACCTTTTGAATATTGAAATGCTCGTAAGTCAGGATAACAACTTACTTTATGTTTACAATAAGTACACTCCCTCGGAAGTTTCATATTACCTGACTTACCTTCAGAAACAGGATCATAACAATATTCTTTCGGAGGAGTATCTAACATTAACGAATCTTTAATGTCTCGTATCCTGGCCTTTACATTAGGCTTATCTAATTCTTCAGGTCTATAAAGAGTTAGCTCTCCCGTCTCCTTATTAATAACTAAGAACCCACCACCATCAGTCTTCTCTGATTCTTCATAGCCTGCTAACTGAGCCATATATCCAAACGGATCATCATCACGTAACGTTCCTGCTTTAAATTTCTTAAAGGCATAACTTGATGCAGTCTTAATATCTACAACTTCTCCATCAATCTTACAATCAATATGTCCTTTTATTCCAGAAACTTTAACTTCTTTCTGCTCATCCTCTACCTTATGATTAGCAAGACGAACAAGAAAGAGAAGAACCTCTTCTAATAAATGTCCGTAAAGAAACTTTATTGGAAGGTAACTACTTATATTTGTTTCTTCCTCCTTATTATTTTTAAGGTCGAACCATAATTGACGCATGGGTTTTCCAATATTGGACATACGTAACATAGTCTTACCACCACGTTGAGGGATAGCCCATGTTTTTAAAGCTTTCTTTATGGACTCGCCAAACTCTTCGATCAAAGAATCATCTAAGTCTAAAGCCCCTCCGTTGGATAGAGGGGCTAACTCAGAATAGATATCTTCAACAAGAGTATCTAAGTTTTTAGACTGCAACTTCATATTCATCACTATATGGATGAACATTCTTTGCAGCATCGCGAAGAACTCTAACTGCTACATTAGTTCCTATACGAAACCATTCACCGTTTCTTTCTTTAGCTAAAGGCTGTAACTTATGATGTATAAACTTTTCAGCAAAGCGTCGATCTTCAAAGTACTCCTTGTCTACTAAGACATAATCTCTAAAGGGGCTTCCTGTTTGATAAGCATTCGTTCTATCAAATGCATCAATAGCCATACCTACTTTAACCCATCCTTTCCATGCTGGATTCCTGATAATATAAACATATCCATCTTCAACTTCATTAAAGAGTTCTTCAACTCTTTCATTGATTCGAGATACTACGGTAGGAAAGTGAAGCAATCCCATTGCAGCTAATACTGCATTAATACCTCTTTCTTCATAGATGAAGTTATAAGGATGATTCTTATTTCCTAGACGATAACGTTTACCTTCAATCGTCATTCTTGTTTTATTTTCAAGAAACCTTGGGTAAGGTTGTTTGATACTAATATGTTTCATTTTATTCTACCTCCATACTATATTCCCATAAACCGTTTCTTCTATCTCCTCTAGATCTTTTATTAATTATATAAGAACCAAACCTTTCTTTTCTTAGGTGTCTGAGTTGTGCTGATATACTAGCATGAGGGTCTCCTGTAATCTCATGTATATCATCTAGTGTTAGCCAATCTCCTCCCTTAATTGTATCATATACTCTAAGTATTTGTCCTGTTAATCTTTCTCTATCATACTTTGGGTCATAATCTGAACCATCAAAGTTTAATTCTTTTTGTTTAAAATTAATGTGTCTCACTCCAATTGTCTCCTATGCTATATTCACCATCGAGAGGACACCGCAAATGGAAATCATCTGCGACCTCTCGTATACATTGTACACCAAGTTCACCAACAATGCAAGCATGACGTTCATAAACTTCTATCTGCCATTCATCGTGGATATTGGCTACAAAATGAGCATCGTATTGTTCCTTCTTTATTTTATCATGTAATTTTATAAGTGCCTGCTTCATTACAACAGCACCTGCACTCTGCAACAAAGTATTTAATGCAGAGTATTCATGTCGTACTGCAATATGTCTTCCATCTAATCCTTTGAGGTATCCTCTTCTTGCCGCTCTTTCAACTTTATCTTTAAGA